GGAGTCCCGCATCGGCTTGAACCGTAACCCGGTCACTCGGAGCCGCTGCTCACCGAAAATGATCGTCAACCATTTCCCCACCGACAACGCCTCAGCGTCGGTACCCATCGGCATCACATCCCGGGTTAGTACCCGGCGGGGAGCAGCCCCGGACGCATCAATCTCGACCTGTGCCCCGTCTTCCCGTTCTACCCGCACCACATTCCACAGATAGTCGTCGTTGTAGGCGAGATCAATGTGCGTGTAGTCGTCGCTGCCGTCGAAAGTTGCGACAGGTGACGCACCGGACGAGGCGATGCGGTTACGGAACGTCACCTCCCCGGACGGTGCCATGAACAGCACCCCGATCTCGGATTCGGCAACATCAAGCAGATGCTGCAACGCCGGCTGCTCCCCGCCCGTTTCGGGTTGTGCAAAGTCGGTGGCCTGGACGGTTGCTATCCCAGCATCCAGGTCAGCCAACCCGAGCGGCCACCCGATCGTTGTCAGAACCGACGTGATCCGCTCATCGGTTGTTTCAACATCGTAAGACACCTGTGCCAGGTCCTCGAGTTGCAGCGTGTAGAAACCGTCGACGAGGGGCACTGTTACTGTCGAGTCGATGTTGCCGGGTGGTGTGGATGGTGGCCAGGCGCGCACACTGCCGTAAAACAAGGGGTAGGTGACATTGTCCCAGGTGGCTCTGATCCGCATCGGGATACCGATCTGGACATCGGGGTAGTAGGGACTCGACGTGTTGGATGGGGTGAATCGGCCGTCCCGGTTGTCGAGAGTGACCGTTGCGGTGCCGGTCTCGAATCGGCCATCGACCGAGGTGCGGCCCCGGCTGATTGTGCCGTCCCGGAAGTAGGCTGAAATGTCGGTCCATCCGAACAGGTCGGTGAGCATCGTGGCACCGAATCCGGCCTCCACAATAACTGTGGGTTGACTCATCCCGCCATTCCTAGCCGGTTGATGTCGACCCCGGCGGCCCGGACTTTACGCACGAAGTCGTCCCAGCCGTACACGTTGCCGATGACGATCGGTGGCTGTGTGGTGCCGCCTGCGGGGGTGACCCGTTCCCCGTCTTGCAGCATCGCTAACCCTTGACCGCCCGGCGTGGGTGCACGGTAGGTGCCGCCGGTGTGGAAGGTCGGAACGTCGAACTTGTTGATGTCGAATGTCTTTGCCGACCCGCCGCCGCCACCGAGTCCCGGTATTTTCCCGATGGTGTTGTCATATAGGGTTCCGATTGCGTCGAACGCTGTCCGGAACGGGGCGGTGATTGTCTCAGCCAGATCCTTGAAAGCGTCGGCGATCTTGCCGGGTAGCTCCTTGAACCAGTCGACCAGTGCCTGGAACCGTTCCACTACCCATTCTTTCACAATTGTGGCAGCGTTCTTGATCGGGTCCCATACCATCGCAGCCAGGGTTTTGATCCCTTCCCACAGCAGCCGTGGCAGCGACTTGAACCAGGTGACGAGGGCAAGGAACTTGTCGATCACCCAGTCCTTCACTGCAACGGCGCCGTCTCGGATTGTGTCCCAATGTTTGATGATCAGGCCGGGTAGCGTCCAGTTGAGGAACAGATTCACGAGGAAGTCAACGACGGTTGATACGGCTGATTTGATTCCGTCCCACACCTTCGTGGCCACCTCTTTGATCGCTTCCCACGCTGCGGTGAGGAACGCTTTGATCGTGTCCCAATTCTTGACGATGATGACGACGAGCGCGACAGTGGCAGCAATCAGAAGCACCCACGGGTTGGCCGCCACAAGCTTCGACAGGGCGGAAAACGCCCGACCGATTTTGCCGAACGACCCGATGAGTTTCCCGCCGATCCACAAGGCCGGTCCGACTGCGGCGACGATCGCCCCGATACGAACGATCCACTCTTGCGCCGCCGGTGACAGGTTCTGAAACCAGTTTGCGAGTGTCTTCAACCCGCCCGCCAGTTTCGAGATGACCGGGATGAGGAACGCACCGATCGATTCGCCGGCATCCCCGAGAGCGTTCATTGCCTGCTTCGCCTGACCCGTCCCGGTCTGAGCCATCGCCTCAGCAGTACCACCGAACTGTCGCTCCAACTCACCGAGAATGACGGCTTGAGCACCGGCAATGTCGCCGGCCTCCACCATCGTCTTGACCATGTCCTTCTGCTCCTGGCTGAACGACACACCGGAGCGGGTCAGGGCCGTCATGCCGGTGACAGGATCATTCAATGCCTTGCCGAGTTGGATCGCGGTCGACTGCAGATCGGTACCCAACTTGGCCGACATGTCCAACCCGAGACGGGTCGCGTCGGTGAACACGTCGCCGGTCACGTTCCCAAAGGTGAGCAGCACCGACTGATACTTAAGAATGTTCTCATCACCAAACGTAGACGACTCTTGGAACGCCGACGCCTGGGCCTGCAACTCGTCCAGTGTCGTCCATCCGGCCGCCGCCATCGAATCATACGACGACTTGAGCAACACCTCAGCATCCTCTTGCGCACCCGCCAAAGCAAACAAACCACCAGCAGCAGCCAACAACGGCAAGGTAGCTGTCTTGGTGAGCGTCGCCCCCGACGTCGCCATCTGCTGCCCGACACGATCCAGCTTCCCCGGCACCTCCCCCAAACCCGAATCGAGTCCCGACGAGTCAACCCCGAGGGCAACAACCAGCTCAGCTATCGTCGCCATCGATCAACCTCCGAACGGGTGCTGGCAGTTGTCCTTGTAACAAGGCACTCCGCTATGTTCTCCGGTCAGCATCAGATCCTCGGGACCTTCAGGTTTCGGACACGGGCATACTCCCGAATACGTTCGAGGAGCCTGTCGGCTCCGGAGGCCATCAGAGCATCACAAACCTTGCCGAAAAGCAACCCACCCTTGTCCCTGACGTTGGTCTTCCCGTCCTCCGACATCCAGAGCACATACAGGAGCCAGAGCACGTCATCGCCCTCGATGGTCACCGAGACCTCCTCGATAGGTGTCGGCGGGGCCTCCATGTTGTCAACAGTTTTAAACAAGGCTTTCATGCCATCGCTCATAGGTTCTTCTCCTTTGTGGTTATCGAAGTCGCCATCGATCAACCTCCGAACGCTTTCCGAATCTTGGCGTCCACATCTTCCTTACGCTGATCCCATTGTGGCATGAAATCCTCCGGGGGCTTCCCCTTCCCCTTCGCCGCCCACATATTATGGACCAATGCCGCCATGAGTGCATGAAGAACGTCGTCGTGTGCCGACCCGAGCGGACCATACACCTGCTCATATGCTGCCCATTCTGTCAGCTCCGACGACGAGACCCGAGCCAGCATCTCCCCGACCGTCATCCCTCCGAGGTGGGCGGTCAGTCGGAAGTGGAAGGCTCGCTCGGGTCGTCTCCGAAATTTTCCACCAACCCGTCGTAGTCCTCTTGCGACAGTGCCGACACGGCCACAATCTCGTCACGCAACCGGAACAGCGCCGACGGCACCTTCAGGAACAGCATCTTGGCGGTGCGGTCGTCGAACAGGCGGTTCCCTTCACCGTCGAGGACACACTCTGTCGCCAACCGGGTCGTCAACTTGTCGAGCAGTTTCGAGTCACCACCCGACTGCATCTGAGCCACCGTCGCCTCAAACAGGTTCCGCAACGAGCCGGACATTTCCCGCACGACGACACTGCCACCCAACTCCGGTACCGGCACCGGTTTAGTGCGGATCTCGGCCGTCTCGAGCACACGACCGATGTCGTCCTTAGAAAGGGTCACGAGCTCGCCGGCGAATGAGCAGGCTTGCCGCTGATCTTGATCGTCACCGACGCTGAAATCTCGCCATCGACCGGATCCTCACTCGACCAGCCGGTAACAATCCCGGCAAAGTCAGTGATCGCCCCATCGGCATGGGTGATCATGTAGTCACGGGGCTGCTCATCGTCGTAATAGTCGTCAAGTAGAGACTGGTGGGTCACCTCCGACGGGTCCCAGTTGAGGTCAAACGTAACTGATCCACCGTCCCGGACACCGCCGATGAACTCCTTGAATTTGTCGGGCGAATCGTGTGCCGTCACATCGATCTCTGACTTCGACATGCCCGGCCCGGAAATGTCTGTCACGTTGGCGACGTCGGTGAACGTCGGAGACGACGCCATATCGGAACGTCCCAACGCGGCACCGAACGCATCTATACCGGCCATATTTGGCTCCCTTGCTGGTGGCTAGGTTTCTTCAGTCGTCACGGCGAAGCGTATCACGCCATGCCGAATCTCGGGGTCAGGGTCGTTGAGGGTTTGCTCAAATTCGTGATGCACCATCACCGCGTCATGCCCCGTCACCGTCAATGTCTGATGGTCGAGTACGGCTGTGATGCGGGACATGATCGTATTGATCTCCGACATGCCTTGCTGTCCGGACCACACATGTAGGGTGGCGACGTTGCGGCGCCCAAACCGGTCGTGTGCGTTGCGGGGGGTCGCGATCGTCTCACCTATCACCACATACGGTTTGGCGGTTCCTTCCGGCACCCAGTCGTAGACACCGGTCACAAGCGCAGCGAGCGTAACATCGCCTGTCAACGCTGTGTAGATGGCGGACTGGATGGGACCCATCGCGCTTTCAGCCACTGAGCACCTCCCGGAACCGTTCCGGTAGGCGTGCCCGCTCCATCTCGGCGGCGGGGAGAGCGGCGGGTTGGGCTGGCTGTTTTGAGGTGCCGTGTTCGGTGAACGACCCGTACCATGTGGCAGGGTCGAAGTTGCCGACCTCGGCCATCAACCCGGAGTTGCGGATCTCGATCGAGTCCGCATATCGGCCCGTGTCTCTAGCGGCGGCGGCGCGCCAGTCGGCCTGGACGGCTTCGGACCCTGCCTGGACGGCGGCTTCGATCCCGGCCCGGTACTCTTCGAGCTTCGCTGAGAAGGCAGCCTTTACGTCGTCGACGCCTTCGAGCTTGACTGTGATCTCCATCAGGCACTCCTCGCATTACAGCACGGAAACACCCAATAACGACGAACGTCGTAACCACATTCAGGACAAGGACGCGTCTCTGGAAATCTCATGCCGGGCACCCACATAATGACCCAATACGCGTGACAATGGCAAGTCAAAAAGAAGGGGTCGACACGGTTGCCACACTTTGTGATTTCCATCAGGC